ATTACCCATTTGTAAGTTGCCATATTATTTATTTATTTTTTAATAGTTCGATTTCTGCTCTTAGTTCTTTGATTGCCCCCACTAATAGTGGAACTAATTTAGATTGGTCGATTCCTTGATAAATAGGATTCCCTTCTTCATCTACTGCATCTTTTTCTCCTGTGATAGCTTCAGGGATTACCTCAGCCACTTCGTGTGCTAAGAATCCATCTACTGTTGTTGAAGGGTCAGCGATAAAGTTAAAGCGAGAAGGCTTAAGAGCATCTACTCTATCTAAAGCACCTTCCATAGGTACTACATTTTCTTTTAGTCTGTAGTCAGAAGAAGTGTTATAAGCGGTTGCAGAAGCCGTAACTGAAATAGAACCAACAATAGAATTTTGTCTTGCAAATTCAACAATAGCTCCATCACTTGTTAATCTGTTTAGATATAAGGTAGCACCTGCATCTCTTGTAATACTAAGATAGTCCGCAAAACTAAAATGGAATCCTACCGAAGTGTCATTCGCAGTAGTTTTACCAATCAAAACACTCCCCGAAGAGTCTATGCGCATTCTTTCTGCTGTGCCTGCAGCTAAAATAATAGTATCTGATAATCCACCCGTACCCGCTATATCTCCAATAATAGTATTATTAGAGCCTGTTGTTATAGAATCTCCTGCGGTAAATCCTATGCCTATATTTTTAGAACCTGTTGTTACATTAACCAAAGACCTTCTTCCGACAGCAACATTACTGCTTCCTGATGTAGCTTGATTTAATGATTGCTGACCAATAGCAACATTATCATTTCCTGATGTGATTGCAAATAATGAAGTATCACCAACACTTACATTTCGAACTCCCGTAGTAGTTGCTAAATTACCTGCGGCTGCTCCAATAATTGTGTTGTCTGTTCCTTGAGTAGTTTTAAGTTCTCCTGAAACTGCAAGACTCGATAACGTACCTACACTTGTAATGTTAGTCTGAGCAGCAGTTGAAAGTGTACCGCCTAAATTAGTAGCAGTTAATGTGCCTACTGTAACACTTGAAGGCAGTCCAATAGTAATCGTCTGTCCGCTTGCTGAGGTTTCAATCTCGTTAGCAGTACCCGCAATGGTCAAACTTTGGCTGTCTAAGTCCACAGCGCCTGTTCCTGAGTCACCTGCGAAGTCTAAATCAGAGGCTGTTACCTGTGCGTCTACATAAGCCGTAGTAGCTACCTTAGTTGAGTTGTCTCCTAAAGATTGCGTAGTCGCTGTAACACCATCTGCAAGTACAGAGGCAGCAGCAATAGTGCCTGATAAAGAGGTAGCCGTTAAAGTACCTGTTACCGTAACCCCTTGATTCGCTCTACCTACTGATAGTGCTAAGGTATTACCTACACCGTCCTCTAAGAGCTGAACACCTGATACACCTACAGGTTGGTCGGTTGATGTTTTAATGAGACCGTCATAGGTACTCGATATTGTTTGATTCGCTAAACTTGCCATAATTTATAATTGACTGTATGTTCTTGTTTCTTGATTCCAATTCGTATTTAGTGACTCCCACTCTCTTGGAGGGTTTGCAATAGCGTAATACACACTTCCCCATCCCCCTTGTTGAGGTTGTCCCCACCACGTAGATGTGTATATCGCTCCGTACATTAGCTAATAGATGTTATGTAATTAGCGAAGCAATCGGGCTGACTTGGTATATCAACCGAAGCGGTGTTGGAGACATCTCCCCACCAACTTACGCAGTAATAACTACCCCAATTTGTTGTGTTTGTCATCTTTATGTTCTTTCAAAAAGCGTACTAATTTCTGTACGTTAGTGTTTTTTGGCTTATATCCCGAACCCTTCAGGTTCAAGCCCTTCTTTTTTTCTATAACTGCCATCCTTGAAAAGTTGCGTCTGTATCAGGGTGAATGTCATCATTAGAGTTCGTATAGTACTCAGGGAACGACTCTTGGTTGAAACTCATATAATCAATGAATCGTCTTGTAAAGTACTCCGCCTTGTCTCTGTATTTCCCTACTAAGAAATCAACCTCATCTTTAGTAGCTGTTTCTGCATTTTCCGAAGAGTGCTTAAATACTCCTCCGTTTCTTACTTGATAAGCAGCGAATGGTAAATAGTCCACAAGCGCATAGTAAATAAGCATCGGTTGCACGTAGTCGTTTACCAACTCTAAGTAATCACCGCTTAACGTATCCGCTAAAATGTCTGCGCTAATTCTGTTGTATAAGTCAGTCCCTAAATAGTTTCTAACGTGAATCTGTTGCGCCTCTTTGATATGTTGAATGAATAAGTCAGTATCTACGTTTCCGTTTATGATACTGTTTCTTATTAAGTCCTGTCTCTTTATGAATAAAACTGTTGGCATCTTATCTTGGATTTGCGTAACCGTTATTCGGCATATCTATTGGTCTTCTTGCTACTAATGGGTCGTTTGCTTCAGGTGTTAGTCCCTCTTGTCTTGCTCTGTTTACACTCACCTCAGCGTTTGGATTGGTAGCGTCAGGTCTTACATCTTTTGCTCTGTATGTTTTACGCATCCAAAAGTGGTGACAATTAGCACCGCCCTTGTATAGCCATATATCGTAAGTGTCAGCTCCATTTAGTCCGAATCCTGCATTGACTGCTTGACTCGACATACGCTCAATATCCTCCTTACGGTATATCTTGCTCGCAGATACCATCTTCTTACAAAATTCTCGTGAGTTTGATTTAGTAGTAAGTGGTGCATATTGGTATCTTACCTTAAAGAACGTTCCGTCTACTTCTTCGTCTTGGTCTGATGTTGCGTTCGGGTTAGCTCTTCCCGTAGAAGCAAGTCCAAGCATTTTATCTAAGCCTTCTTCAGCTCCGTAGTCTACAGGACGCTCGTCTATCAGCTCCCAATTATCTAAGTCTTCTTCTTCGCCTAACTCGTTAAGAGCTTCAAAGATTTTCTCTAAATGCTCATCAGATGTATCAGGCTTTTGAGAACTCATCTTAACCCCTGTCTCTTCCTCAACTTGCTCTTTAGTTACTGCGTTTTCTAAGTCTGTAAACTCAAGTGGCTGAAGCGTTTTAAAGTACAATTTAAGCACGATGTCGTTGTAAGCTAAGATTCGCTCAAAGGCATCGAGTAAAAGTGTCTGAAACGGTCTAATAACGGTGTTGTCCATTAACGTAGAAGCTGTTTTAAGCTCGTCTGCGTTGTTACCAAGTCCTGAGTTATCCTTGATACCTAAAAGCATCGGAGAAACGACCCTATGAGATACCATTATCTTTCTCATTGACTCGTCAGATAAGAATTGATATTGGTTGTGTGCGTCGCTTAGTTGTACGGGTTCTATAGAAGCTGCTGTGTCAGCGTTGTCGTTAAAAGCCAATATGAACTTACCTGCATTAGAAGACCCTGAGAACTTCTGATAAATACGCTGCTCGATAAGGCTTCTCTCCTCCTCGTTAGGTACTCCGTTATTGAAGTTAATCAACATAGAAGGTGCAAGACCGTTCATTATGTTGTTTAGGTGGTAATTAGAGATTTCTTCTTCTAACTCTGCGTATTGTAGTCCTCCCTGATAGTCTACAGGTGAGTAGTAATAGAATCCTGCTCTGTAAGGCTTAACGAATAGAATCTCAATCGCTTCTTTAGAGAATCCAAAAGCAGAGATGCGTTGTGGCTTATCTGATGGCTTTAGTTTAGTCCAATCAGCCATATAGTAATAAGCCTCTATATCACCGTCTTTGTTGGCTTTCTCAGCTCTTAGGGTTTCTACAGGGAAGTGTTCCGCTTGTACGATTCTTGAACGGTCTTTAGAGTAAATGACCTGAATAGCACAGCTACCCATAAGTTTTAAATCATACGATAGTTTTCTTACGCAGTCCTTAGTGAATAAAGACTTCATTTGAGCGTAGGCTTCAGGCTTTCTGTTCGAATCGGTAGCATCTAAGCCCTTACCGTAAATCATCTCTGAGATACCGTTTATAATGGCATTATTGGTAGGTGAACCGTTGTATCTGTCTATTAGGTATTGGTAGTAGTTGTTGTCTTCTCCGTACTGTACCCAATCACGATTCTTTTCCTCTACTATCTTAGGTGAAGTGTAGGCATTGAAATTGACCACTCTTAGGTCATTATATGATTTAGCCTTGTGTGCTTGTCTGCTCATAATATGATGTAATCATTATCGTAAGAATCCTCTGTTACATATTGACCATCGTTTACAGAGTAGCTTGTGATGGTTTGGTCAGTACAGAATATCTTGTCTTTGTATATAACGTCAGAACCGTCTAAAATTGCGAGTTCGTAGAAAACGTTTTCAGTAAGTGAATAAGCGTTTGAAAAAACCAAATAGCCTTTAGTAGTCGTAGCATTTACACTTGTATAATTAGTTACTTCGTTTGTGCTTTCGTTTCTTAGTCGTATTGTAATAGAAGCAGGGCACTCTCTCGGTATGATAGACATACTTTGCGCATCTGTGCTTGTCGTTAATACTTTCATATCTATATAACGAATCTTAGAGGCACTTTTGCATTAGAAACAAAAAAAGGGGCATATAGCCCCCTTAATTGTCCTTATCAGTTTGATTAAGATGCAGCACTAACTGCAGGCTCGATTTGAGTACCTGTAGCAGTTACAGCAGTAGTGATAGCTGTTGGAGGTGCTTTTTCAAGAGCTTCGAAAGTCAGGGTGAATCCTGAGAAGTCTCCTAAGTTAGCTCCTGTAGCAAGTGTACCTCCTGTTAAGTCAGCACCGTGTTCAAGACCAACTACCCATTGTTGTCCGTTGTAATCCTCTACTACGATGTGAGGTTTAGTAGCAGCTAACAATTTGATTTCATCTTGAGTCGATGCGTCAAGAAGTGGCAACTGTAGTGATACAGTTTGTGTGTAGAAAATAGAGTTGTTTTCTCGTGAACCGTTGATTGTAGTCTCTAAAGAAGAAGCTCCTTTAAGGTCATACTGATACCAAGTTCCGTTTACAGCTCCTGCAGTCACAGTAAGACCACCGTCAATGTAAGCAGCGAAGTAAACGTATTTTAGACCACCAACCGTCTTTTCACAAGGTAACGCTCTACCATTAATTGTTAAAGAACAAGCCATAAGTTTTTATATAATTAAAAAAGGGCAGGCAGGCTCAAATCGGCTCACCCACCCTTCTTTGTTAGACAATTTATTTATTAAGCAGAAGCAAGAGTAAATAGTGCGACATCAGAACCGATACCGTACTGTACACCTGCAGTAAATCGCATAACTACACGAACGTTTTGTGAACCGTCGATGTCAGCCATATCGATTAGTTTAACTTCGTTGTGGTCAGATAAAAGACCTGTACCGAAGTAAAGGTTGCTTTTCTGAGCAGCTACGATGTGGTCAGCAGGCATCCCGGGAGTCAATTGAACTT